AGATGGAATATGGAGCATGTTTCTCTACAGACAGCAAAGGATTCTTCAAACGAAGTTTGATAGAATCATGCGTTTGTTCTGAGAAAAAGCCTATCGTATTAGCATCTGGTGAGGTATTTTTTGAAGCTAGCACTAGAGGAAACCCCAATAAACAATATGTCATTGGTGTTGACCCAGCGTCTGAAGTTGATAATTTTTCTATTGTAGTTCTTGAAATTAATGAAGATCATAGAAGAGTAGTCTATTGCTGGACAACTACTAGGGAGCGACACAGAGAAAGTGTAAAGGCCCATCTAACAGAGGATAATGATTTTTATGGATATTGCGCTAGAAAAATTAGAACTCTTATGAAAATCTTTCCAACCGTAGAAATTGCAATGGACCCCCAAGGTGGTGGCATAGCAGTTATGGAATCTTTACACGACAAAGATAAACTTCAAGATAAAGAAGTTGCTATATGGCCAAAAATTAACCCCGAAAAATCGGCCCCCACAGATGATGAACCCGGAATACATATTATTGAAGTGTGTAATTTTTCATCTGCTCAATGGACTGGCGAAGCAAACCACGGATTAAGAAAAGACATGGAAGACAAAGCTATTATATTTCCTTTTTTCGATGCTGCAACTCTAGGTCTTTCTCTTGAAGAAGATAAACGAAATAATAGAATGCACGATACGCTAGAAGACTGTGTTATGGAAATTGAAGAACTTAAAAATGAATTATCTTTAATTATTATTTCTCAAAGTCAAAGCGGAAGAGAAAGATGGGACACTCCAGATACTCGCAGTGGAAAGAAAAATAAATTGCGTAAAGATAGATATTCAGCATTAATTATGGCAAACCATGCCGCTAGACTATTGAATTCTAAAGCCAGAACTATTGAATTTGAAGAAGAGTATTATAAAAATGTGGGATTTGCGCAAAGTTATGTTGGAGAAAGAGGAAATGATTTTTATTCAGGTCCGCAGTGGTTTTCAGAGAATGCTAAATATATGTATTAAGTGTGTATATTAATATGATTACCAATACTATTACATAGGGAAACAATACTAATGAGCGATTTATATTCTACGTGGATAGATGATTCTTCTAAAGAAAAAGCATTTTCGGAGGCTAATGAAGCTTATACTCAAAATGCCCCAATCCAAAATGATAAAGCTATAGGTTATTCTTATAGAAATTATATTGATATTGAACCCAATAGATCAGTGCGTCCTACTATGACGCGAAACGATTATTATAGATTTAGACCAGAAGAATCAATACCAACTAGACAAAAACGCATTATTAAAATGTGTATGGACGCTTATGACAGAGTGGGAATTGTTCGTAATGTTATTGATTTAATGGGCGACTTTTCTTCGCAGGGTATAGATATTGTACATCCAAATAAAGCAATTGAGAGATTTTATAAAAAATGGTTTACTCAAGTAAACGGAAAAGAAAGATCTGAAAGATTTTTAAATTATTTATATAGAAGCGGTAATGTGATTATTAAAAGGCGCACAGCAAAAATTAATTCTAACAAAGAAGCTGAACTAAAGCGTGCTGCTGGAGCAGATATGGATGTGCAGTCAGTAAAATATGCAAAGAGAGAAATTCCTTGGGCTTATGATTTCCTTAATCCTCTTGCTGTAGATGTTTTAAATTATTATAATGGAATGTTTATCGGTGATCCTAAGTATATATTGAATTTATCTAAAACTACTTATGATTCTTTTACTGGTGCTAATGTTAATTCTAGAGACTCATTTTCAAAGTTGCCATCAGACGTACAAAAACAAATCACTCAAGGCAAAAGACAAATCCCCTTAGACAAAGATAAAATTGAAGTATTTCATTATAAAAAAGACGACTGGTTGATTTGGGCAAATCCTATGATTTACGCCATTCTTGACGATTTAGTTATGCTAGAAAAAATGAAACTCGCCGATTTAGCTGCGCTGGATGGTGCTATCTCACAAATTAGACTTTGGCGAATTGGAAGTCTTGATCATAAAATCATCCCTAAGAGAGATGTTATTAATAAATTGCGTGATATTTTAGCTAGCAACACTGGTGGCGGAACTATGGATTTAGTTTGGGGTCCAGAGTTAGACTTTAAAGAGAGCCAATCTCAAGTTTATAAATTTTTAGGAAGTGAAAAATATCAACCTGTTTTAACAAGCATCTATGCTGGCTTGGGAATTCCTCCAACTCTAACTGGAGCAGCAGGATCTAGTGGCGGATATTCAAATAATTATGTATCATTAAAAACGCTTATTGAAAGATTAGAGTATGGTCGCCAAGTATTAACTCAGTTCTGGATGAAAGAAATTGAAATTGTTCAAAAAGCTATGGGGTTTCGCTTTCCTGCTCAAATTAGATTTGATTCAATTGTCTTATCGGATGAAGCCGCAGCAAAGCAATTGTTGATTAATTTGGCAGATCGCGATATAATTTCACATGAGACTATTCTGGAAAGATTTGGAGAAATGCCAGAAATTGAAAAAATTAGAATTAGAAGAGAAGAGCAATCTCGTAGAAATGATAGTGTTACTCCTAAGAAAGCTAGCCCGTATCACAATCCAAACATTAGAAATGATGTGGCTAAAATTCTAGTAACAAAAGATGGGGTAGATGATGAATTTTATGAAGATCTAGATATACCAAAAATAGATATACCAGTTCCAGCTGCTAAGCCACTTGGAGGTGGTCAATCATCAAATCCAATTAAAACGCCACAAGGCAACCCTCAAGGCGGAAGACCTTTAAATAAAAAAGATTCTACAAAAAGAAAACAAAAAAGAGTTCTTCCAAAGTCTGGCGAAGCTACTGCTACACTATGGGCTTATAATGTTCAAAAAACAATTTCTGATAATATAACGCCAATGATGTTAGATTTTTATCAAAAGAAAAATGTAAGAAGTCTTACTAAGGCTGAATTTAGTCAATTAGAATATTTAAAATTATGTTTATTAACTAATATTGAACCCTTTATTGAATTAACTCCAGATACAATTAAAGAATTAATTGAAAATAAAAGTAAACCTAGTGAAGAATTTTTAACCACAGTAAGCACAGAAATTGATAAGTTTGTGTATTTAAATTCTAGAAAACCAAATATTGATGAGATGAAATATATTTATGCTTCAACTTTTGTAAATTTACTGCTAGTTGAAGAATAATGTGTATATTATATAGAGGTAAAAATACACTATGAATGTTTATAAGTCTGAAATTAAAGATGGTTTAGGAGACTTAATTCAAAGCAACTCAATTGCGTTTTGCTCTGAAGCTACGCCATATTCTCCTACTGAATTCGATATGAGTTCATTTAAAGCTGTTGCTGAAAATAAAAATCAATTAGATTTATATTATATAAAATCAATCTTAGCTAGCGCTGGTTGGAATAAAAACGATGATGTTTTTGATACGGCAGAAATGTGGAAAGCTAGATCTACTCCAGAAGATAAGCAATTCAATTATATGCACGATGAAAAAGATATTATTGGACATATAACTGGCAGCTATGTTTCAGATCAAACTGGTAATAAAATAGATGATATTAATGAATTTTCACAACTTCCAAACGCTTTTGATATAGTTGTTGGTTCTGTTTTATATACTAGTTGGTCTTCTCCAGAACTAAAGAGTCGCATGAAAAATATCATTCAAGATATTGAATCTGGAGATCATTGGCATGTCTCTATGGAATGTCTTTTTCCTGCATTTGATTATGCCCTTATTGACTCTCAAGGCGATCAAAAAATCGTTAAAAGAGAAGAAACTTCAGCTTTTTTAACAAAACATTTGAGAGCTTATGGAGGCAAAGGTGAATATAATGGGTATAAAGTAGGTAGACTTTTACGTGGCATTTCCTTTTCTGGAATTGGACTTGTAAAAAAACCAGCAAATCCTCGTAGTGTTATTTTAAATAAACAAGAATCTATTATTTTTAACGAATCAAAAGCACAGGAGATTAATATGCAAGATGATTTAGAAGTTCTTAAGGCTGAACTTGCAGAAGCAAAAGAAGCGACCGATAAGATGAAAGACAAGATGAAAGAAGAAGCTGGCAAGATGAAAGAAGAAATCGACAAAGCTAAGAAGGCTAAGTCTGAAGTCGAGGCTACTGTTGCCGATCTTCAAGCTCAACTTTCTGAAGCTCAAGAAGCTCTTGCTGCTGAAAAGACAGACAAGAAAAAAATGTTCGAAGAAATGATCAAGATGAAAAAAGAAAAGCAAATGAGCAAGCGTAAAGCTGATTTGGCTGAAGCAGGTTTAGATGAAGCTGAAGCAGAAGAAACTTCAGTGCAATTTGAATCATTAGCTGATGACATGTTTGAAACTGTTGTTGCCGCCCTTAAAAAAGCTAAGATGGCTGCAAAAAAAACCCCTGCTGAAATGAAAGAAGGCGAAAAGCCAACTGGTCCAGAGGGCGATAAAATGAAGAAAAATGCAAAAGCTGAAAGCGAAATTGATACGAACGAAGCTAATGCAAGTGAATTAGATTCAGTAGAAGTAGACGCAACAGATATTCCTATGGCTGAAACAGCCGAAGAAGAATCAATCAGATCTTTTGCAAGTGACTGGTTTGGCAAGAATGTTCTTAAAACTACAGCTAATATTAAGTAATTAAGGAGCTTATTAAAATGGCAATAAAAAGTGATCGTTATGAATTCCAAACAGATGTTTCTTTCTTCATGAATGAAGTGGCAGAGCGTGGCGGCATGGTTACGTTGGCCGCTTCTAGCACACCATCTGGTGCTGCCATGGATTCGTCAGCTAATGTTGTAACTTATGTTGCAAATCCATCTGGCAAAGTTCCAATTGGTATTCTCTTAAATGACATGGTTAATATCGACTTAACACGTCAACATATTAACTGGCACAAAGATGAAGTTCAAAAGGGTGGCAAGGTTACTATCCTTCGTAAAGGCTATGTTTTAACCAATAGAATCTCAACGTCCGGCACTCCAGCTGCTGGCGACAAAGCTTATGTTGCGGACAGTGGATTAATTTCTACATCTGCTAGAGCTTTAACATTAGACGCTGATGCAGTCGCTGTTGGCCGCTTCTTGACGGCTAAAGACTCTGATGGTTATGCTAAAGTTGAAATTAACCTTCCATAATTAAATAAATAGAAATAGGAGAATATCAGAATGTTAACAAGACCAAGTGATGAATTTATTAATCTTTTAGTTCGTTCAGGCAATTCAGATAAATCTGTTGCTCTTGACGCACAAAGAGAAATCGCCAAAGCTCTTGAGCTTCCTCTTCGTAAGGGAATCATGTTTGGCGACGTTGTAACTGGAATTTTCGAGAAGATGGTTCTTGAACCGGGTTCTTCACCAGAATTCCCATTGGACCTTCTTGCTCCGGGTACTGAGCGCGATTACACCGCTTATACAAATCCGGGCCACGGTCGTATTCCTGAGAAGCACGTTGAAGGCGATTATGTCATGGTTAACACCTACGGCATCACCAATAGCATCGACTTCCTTCTTCGCTATGCTCGCGAAGCTCGCTGGGACATCGTAGCTCGCGCTATGCAAGTTCTTGAGTCTGGTTTCGTCAAGAAGATTAATGACGATGGCTGGCACACAGTGCTTGCCGCTGCTGTTGACCGCAATATCCTCGTCTATGACGGTGATGCCGCTGCTGGTCAATTCACCAAGCGCCTTATCTCACTTGCTAAGACAGTCATGTTGCGCAATGGTGGTGGTAATAGTGTTACAGCTACAGGTCGTTTAACCGATCTTTACTCGTCACCTGAAGCCATTGAAGACGTTCGTAACTGGGGTATCGATCAGCTTGACGAAGTTTCTCGTAGAGAAGTTTATCAATCTGCTGATAGTGGCGCTCCTCTTACGAGAATCTATGGCGTTAATCTTAATGGATTGTTTGAATTTGGCGATGGCCAAGAATATCAAACATTCTTCACAAGTGATCTTGGTGGATCTCTTGGGCCTAATTCTGATGTTGAACTCATTGTTGGCTTGGACCTCAACGCTAGAGATAGCTTTGTTATGCCAGTCAAGAGAGAAGTTGAAATCTTCGAAGATGAAGGTCTTCACAGAAGCCAACGTCAAGGCTATTATGGTTGGGCTGAAATCGGATTTGGCGTTCTTGATAACCGTAGAGTTCTCGCCGCCAGCTTCTAATTTTAGAGCAATAAAAATAATTAAAAATAGAACGGGTTTAATCGCCCGTTCTTTTTTTTTGTGTATATGTAGATATATTGTACAATTATATATTGGAGAAAATACATGGCCGCTCTAACAAATTATCTTGAGTCTGGATTGTTAAATCATATATTTAGAAATACTGTATATACAGCATCGTCTACCTTGTATATTGGACTCATTAAAAATTTTATATTGGATGATATAGAAAATGGAATAATTGATGAACCCGCTATATCTAGACAACCCTATAACTCCAATGCTACCAATTGGATCACACCTTACGCCTCTGGGTCCGCTTTAGCCACGCATAATACATCATCGATTGAATTTCCAATAGCAACTACAAATATCGGAAATATTTCTGGAGTTTTTATTGCAGATAATATTTCTAGTGGAAACGTATTATTTTATAGCTTGCTGTCGTCTCCTAGAAATATTAGACAGAATGATCAATTTATATTACCTAGCGGCTCGCTTAAAATTACTTTTAATTAATATAAAATACTATTAGGAATATATAATGCCATCACCATTGCAGGATAGGATAAGGGTAAAAACTAATACATTGGGATTCTCTGCTTTGCAATTAGGGGATGCGGTTGATGGCTATGAAAATTTTACTTTGCTTGGTACTGGTATATTTAATATATATTATGGAATTACAACTGGTTTAGAGTGGGAACATGGACAAGGGTTATATAATTCAGAAGATAATTCTATTTCTAGAGATTATATAATTGCAAGTTCAAATGAAAACTCTCGCGTTTCGTTGTTTGACGTTTCTGTAGTATATCTATCTAGTGAAAATGATAGTAGATTTTTATATACATCTAACGGAGTTCCTCCTGAAAGTGGCTATTTTGTTACTGGCAATGGTGTAAGATTTACAACTCAAAAAATTAATTATTCTGATGTAGAAAATGCACTTGGATATTCTCCATACAATTCAATCAATCCTCAAAATTATATATCGTTAGATAATCTACCAGAAACAATTTTATATGATACTGGAGTATATTATGATCCAGAGTGGATATCATATTTAAATCCTAATAAAGTAGAAAAAGATTCTCCAGTATGGAATGCTGCGAAGATTCAGGGTTATCGAATTTCTGATCAACAACCCTTTCCCGATCAATTCTTAGGGTGGAATGTATATGCCAATCAATGGGAACCAAAAGATGTTAGTGGCATTGGCGCTATTGGTGCTAGTGGATATGCTGGTGGAACTGGTGCTACTGGAGCTACTGGTTATACAGGGGGAACTGGCGCTACTGGTGTTACAGGGTTCATTGGTGGAACTGGTGCTACTGG